ATCTTCTGCGTTGGTTTGATCGTTACAAGTGTCTTGTTGAAGTTAAAGGAGATATGGTTCCTCTGTATGCAGTTAATTTTATCGTTACTAGTAATTTTCATCCTTCTGGTTGCTTTAAGCAGCATGTAATAGACTATAATCGTGTCGAGGATCATCCTCAGTTGTCCGCTTTAATGCGAAGAATAAATCTTGTGTGTTTTGAGTATATTGAGCAAAAGGATGAGAGGAATGGGGGTATCAAAAAGGGGGAAAGGAGAGAAGGACTGCCCCCCCTAATAAATAACAAAAAAATGGAGGGTGAATTGGTAAACGAAGTTTGTTCACGAGATCCCGGAGCCTCGGCTATAAATACCTGTGTATTGAATCATTTTGCAACTGAACCCGGACGGAGTAACATCCTATGGTTTACACACGTAGTATGAAAAGGAGAGGAATCTCTCTTCCTAGATGGGGTGCTAAACGCCGTCGTACTGGTTTTAAACGTAGAATCAGACGTCGTGGTGGTAGAAGAACATTAGCCTGGACGAGTCAAACTGGAACTCTTCAAGGAATTCAATTCAAAAGTAGGAAGTTAACTAAACGTGCTTGGCGTCGTAAACTGTGGCAAGACACCCTTGCTGTTCAACACTATAGATCTAGTGGTGTAGGAACGGCCACGTTGACCACATCAACGGCTCTAGGTGATGGATCCGTTACCATAATTAATCCAACTTTCATTGGTGCTCCATCAGCAACTACAGCCTTTTGGACTGTGGCTGGTGGGCTTCAAGCAACTGATGAAGGTGCTACCGCTGTCACATTTGATGAAACAGATTTAGTGATAAGAGGTGGTCGTATTGGAATCACGATAACATGTCCTGATACAATAACTGAAGAAATAGGTGCAACAATTAATGTAGTTAGGGTTTTTCCCAATCCTGATTATGGGCTTGTACCTGCAATAATAACATATGGGTCCAATTTGGATAGTGGCCCAGATTTTAGTAGAAGATTTGGTAAGGTTCTGTACAAGAAGACTGCAATTTTGTCGAACACGTATTCGTCAATGACTGTGGAGCATAGATTAATGGTGGAGAAGATAGATCAGGAGACTTTTGGTACTGTATTAGGTGGACAAGTAATATTTGTCGTTGTCTTAACACCTCTTCAAACATCTCCAGTTGCCGGATACGACCTTCCGGCTCTGACATATCATGATTTGTCTTTCACTGGGGATACCGTGTAAAACACTCTTTGTAATCGTAAGCACTTACGCACTATTGTATTTTTTGTGACCAAGTCCACATGCGCAGAGCCTAGTATTACCTCTGCGCATATGCGAACTTGCAGTATAAATAAATGTTTGCCGCTTTGTTAAACATGTCTTCAAATCGCTATTGCTTTACTCTTAACAATTATACCGAAGATGAACAAACAGCTTTGTGGGGAGCTCTCGAAGCTCAGTGCAAATATGCAATCGTTGGCCGCGAGGTTGGAGAATCAGGCACTCGACACCTCCAAGGATACTGCATCTTCAATAAACGGTGTTCACTGCGTACTGCGAAGGATAGACTTAACCCTAGACTCCATGTCGAAGTCTCTCGTGGTTCTCCACGACAGAATCGAGAATATTGCAGCAAAGGTGGAGATTTTCGTGAACACGGTCGAGCGCCTGAAGGAGGAGCATCCCCAGGATTTTGTACCAGAGATGAAGTCGCCCGGGATTTCCTGGACTCAGTTCGTGGAGGAGAACGAGGATTGGCTGAATTCGCTGATCGAAGACCCGGCGCCTACTACTTCTCCAGACATACGCTGCTACGAAACTATCTCTCCTCCGCGCGGCCCATTGATCGACCTAACATTAGAGTCCAGTGGTTCTATGGGCCTCCAGGTACAGGTAAGTCCAGAAAAGCCCATGAAGAGTTGCCTGAAGCGTACATCAAGGAGCCACGCACTAAGTGGTGGAATGGATATAAACTCGAAGAAGCTGTGATCATAGATGATTTCGGCCCGAATGGTATCGATATTAATCATCTTCTGCGTTGGTTTGATCGTTACAAGTGTCTTGTTGAAGTTAAAGGAGATATGGTTCCTCTGTATGCAGTTAATTTTATCGTTACTAGTAATTTTCATCCTTCTGGTTGCTTTAAGCA